TTTTAAAAGTTGGAGAGAAGAAGCCATAGATATCTTAGGTGGTACTAAATGTGGTAAGATACCTTTTAAAGAAAGAGCAAACTTAACTCCAGAAAAATTAGAAGAGCAAAGAACAATTAGATGTTACAAATTAGTTTATGGTTTGTTAAGTTTTGATAAAGGTGTTACTGCACAAGGTGAATCTATATCCATAGAAAATTTACCTGTATTATACAGAGTAACTGGAACAGCTTTCTCTCCAGTGAGTGCTGCACTTGATCAACTAAATAAAAGAAAAAAACTAATGTTTAATTGTACATTTTCTTTGAATACTAAAAGACAAAAGAAAGGTGGCAATGTTTACTACACACCAGATATATTTGTAAATGCTGATGCTAACTTACAATTATCTGATGATGATATGGAAACATTAAAAGTATTTCAAGAGTCTATTGATGTAGAAAACAAAGAGGTGGTTAGTCTATACAATGCTGCAAAATCTGAGGTTGATAAAAAACAAAACGATAAGATAGATGCAGAGATTGTAGAAAATATTGAGGATGCACCAGAAACAATATTGGCTTCTTAATGAGTAATATACTTTTAAAAGTTCAACAATACTTAGACAACGTATCTAAAAATCCTGTCAAGCTAGACAAACAGTTAGTACAGGAGTTTGGTGAGGCATGTAAAAGTGCCTTACTAAAACAGTTTGAAGAAACTAGAAGAGATAAGTTTGAAGTTAGAATGTCTAATATTGGTAGGCCATTGTGCCAATTACAGATGGAGGCTAAAGGTATTAAAGGTGAAGGACAACCTTACAATGTAAAAATGAGAAATACTTTTGGTGATATAATAGAAGCGTTAGCTATATTTGTTATGAAATCATCTGGAATTAAAGTAAGTAATGAACAAAAAAAAGTTAACTATAAATTTAATGGAGATAGTATTGAGGGTAGACAAGATGTTGAAATTGATGGAAAGATATGGGATATTAAAAGTGCATCACCATATTCCTTTGAAAAAAAATTTGGAGAGGCTGGAGGATTTAATGAAGTTGTCAGAGAAGATTCCTTTGGTTATGCGTCACAAGGATTTTTATATGGGGAAAGTCAAGGTAAAGAGTTTGGTGGATGGATAGCTATTAACAAATCTACAGGTGAGTGGACAGTTTGTGAGACACCACCTGCAGTAGACGAGTATAAAACTAAGGCTATTAAATCTGCTGAAGATAATTTTAAATCATTAAAAGAAGGTAAACCTTTTAAAAGATGTTACGATGATGTTGCAGAAACTTTTAGAAGCAAACCTACTGGTAATAGAGTTTTGGGCTTTGTGTGTTCTTATTGCCCATACAAACTTCCTTGTTGGGGAAGAGATAAATTGCAGTTGTTACCACAACAGCAATCTAAAGGTAAGAATCCTAAATGGGTTTGGTACACTTCTGTTACAAATCCAAAGGAGGAAACTGAGGAGTTTAATGGTGGATAGTTTGAGGGGTCTGTTCACCATTGACTCTTTTAATATTTATAATATGCATTTATATTTTATAGTATTTAAAAATAAAAAAGATGAAGATTACAAACTATTTACTAATACTATCTTTGATAAAGAAGATGAAGCAAATGAATTTGGTAGGAAAAGTATGAAGAGAGGGTATGAACACAAAGTATTAGATTATAATAGTGAAAATCATAATAGGTATTGGAATGAACAAAAAAGAAAAACTTAATGCAATTAACTCAGTTAAAGTAATAATTACACCTTGGGAAAAAGGTTTTAGCTGTGGTATTATTATGGACAGTAACTCTAAAATGACTACTGAACAATATGAATTATGTTCTACGATAGCAAGAGGCATGATAAAAATGGCAACTACAGACCCTCATTCAACATTTTTGTGGGGCCTTCGTGGGTTTGCTGAAGACAAAAAGAAGAATGATAAAACTATGACAATTAGTTCTGTTGCAGAATTTGATGATGATTCTAATGTTGTAGATTTTCTTGAGTTCTTAAAACAAAAACGTGATAAGGAGTTAAACTAATGGCAACGCACTTAGTTATAGGTGACCCTCATTGTACACCTAAAGCAAACAATGATAGATTTCTGTGGGCAGGTAGACTAGCAGCAGATTATAAAGTTTCTCATGTTATATGTATGGGTGACTTTTGTAGTATGGATTCTTTATCCTCTTATGATAGAGGTAAAAAATCTTTTGAAGGTAGGAGATATCAACAAGATATGGATCATTCACATGAAGCATTATCTTTATTTAACAAAGGATTAGGTAAACATAGGCCTAAGAAGATTATGATTCATGGTAATCATGAGGATAGGATTGATAGATTTGTAGATGAGAATCCAGAACTTGATGGCACTTTAAAGATTAGTGATCTTAAATTTAAACAGCATGGTTGGGAAGAAGTTAAATACAAAGCAATCAAAGTTGTAGATGGTGTGCATTACTCTCATCATTTGCCATCTGGTATTATGGGATCTGCAATATCAGGTGAGAATATTGCTAGAAGTATATTGACAAAACACAAAGTTTCTGCTACAGTGGGCCATAGTCATTTATTAGATTATGCAGTATCCACATTACCTAGTGGTAAAAAATTACATGCACTGTCTGCAGGATGTTATTTAAATCATACTGAACATTTTGCTAGAGATACACAGCACATGTGGTGGAGTGGTTTAATTGTTAAAAGAGAAGTAAAAGATGGTAATTATAATATGGAATTAATTGATATCAAAACTGTTAGGAGGGAATATGGTAAAAGATAAACGCACATATACAAAGAAGATGGATCATGGTAATGATATGTCATATGAAAATGAAGTAACATATGATAATGTAAATGCACCATCACATTATCTTCATGGTAAAAAAGAAACTATAGATGTTATTGATGACTGCATGACTAATGATGAGTTTCATGGATACCTAAAAGGTAATATATTAAAATACGTTTCTAGATATAAATTTAAAGGAGAACCATTAGAAGATTTACACAAGGCTCAATGGTATCTGAATAGATTAGTTAAGGAGGTTAGTAATGGGTCAAGTTAAACATTCATTGTTAGAAGTAGAAGATTTTGTTGCAGGTTGTTTACGTAATGGTAGAACTTTAAATCAAACTATACGAGATGCAAGAGATTCTAAAGCAGCAAAAACTAATCCTTATTTTGACGATGAGGATTTAATAGAAAATAAATATTATCAATTTATAGGAGCAGAGTAATGAGTAGAGATATATTAGATGCTTTGAAAAAAAAGTATGAAGCAGAAGTAGACATAGCAAAAGCTACAATACAAGTATACCTAGATAAACCTGTAGGTATAGGGGAACATCCACAGTTTGCTGATGAGATAGATAAACAATTAGATGCAATATCATGTGCAAATGATAAGATAAAAGTAATAGATACACACTACCCTAATGAAGACGATATACCATTTTAATAGGAGGTAAAGATGGAACCAAAACAAAAACAATATCTTGTTACTGCTAGTCAATTACAAGATATTATGAAATACCTAATGACAAGGCCATATGGTGAGGTATTTCACATAATGAGTGAGATGGCTAAACTTAAACCTTTTAATCCAGAGGAAGATAAAAATGTCGGAAAAAAATAATTTAAATAAATTTACTGGCATATTATTTGAATTAAAGATAGGATTAAATAAAGATAATGCAATCGTGATTGATTATGGTGGTAAACCTGTAGGTAAAGTTAGAGAGGCTTTAAAGTCTTATCCATACCATGGTAACTTATGTGCTGCTGTAATTAATCATGCTAACTCTGTAGGTAAAAAACTTGAAACTGATATCAGACAAATTATACAAAAAATTTAGAAAGATGTTTTGGCATAATAAAATTATAGATTTTGTTGAGAGATGTACTTCACAGTTTAATAGTTATCTCTGGACAAAAAGATGGGGTGATAGATCTTTGTATCAATCAGACCAAAAAAAAAGACACTTAGAGTAAAACTCTAAATGTCTCTGTTGTTGCCTGTGGGGGAGTCTTTATGGCTCCCCTTTTTTATTTTATATTAACAGTTCCAAGCACGAAGTGCTTTGTTAATTCTTGAGTTAGGATCATTAGCAGTCTTAGCAGAAGTAAGTTTCTTCTTCATGCCTTTCATCCTTGCACAAAAACTAGCACGTCTCTTGTTGCCCACTTTTTTACTTGGTCTTTTTAAATTAGCACCTGTAGTTCTTTTAAAAAACTTACGACCTGCTTCATTTAATCCACCTGATGGGTTCTGATATTTTTTTGCTACCATTATTTTTTCTTAACTGTCATAGCAGCTCTTCTAAAATTAGCAGCAGTAGGTGCACCTTTAGCACCTTTCTTTCTCATCTTACCACCACGTTTTCTTTTAGCATGTATGTTAGCGTATAATCCTTTTCTCATTATACTTTCTTTTTCTTTTTATTTCTTAACATAGCAAAGTCTTTTTTAGTAAGTTTACCATCTTTGTCCATGTCTAATTTTTTTCTATTGCCTGTTACTTTTTTTTTGTTCTTCATTTTTTTCATTCCGTACATCATTAGCTATATCTCCTATATTTAGCTGTTTTTTTTGCAATCCCTTTCGGTTGCTTCACAAACTGTTTGCCCTTTTTTGTTCCTTGGCGTTTTGCTCTTGTCGTTGCTGCATACTCTGCAGATGATAGACTCTTGATAGCTTTCTCTGGTAAATATCTTTCCCCAGTCTCCGAAGACTTCTTGCCAGATTTCGTTCTCCATT